CGCTCAATGGATTTATTTGAGCAGGCGCAGCAACAGGTGGTCAACGAGGACAGGGATGTGTTCGGGCCACCCGCGCCAAGAAGCCAAAGGGAACTTGAGCTTGGGGAAATGGAGGAAGGGCAAGAGCGGGGCAGTGTTGACTTGCCGAGGATGCAGGGGCCACCTGCACCTGATCCGCAGCGCGAACTGACTCAGGGCGAGGAGGTCGAACCTGAATACAAACGCATACAACAGGAGGGCAAAGAAGCCCCGGAAGGCCAGTTTGTTCTCTCAGTCCAGCGGCCACCTAGAGAAGGGAAGCCTCACTATGACAAGGTGGATGGGTACTGGGCAGAGGGGTCTGTTTACATTGACAGGAAATACAGGGACAACAGCAAGGACGCCTACCTCAAACACAACCGAAAGGAGAAAACACTCGACATCGGCTATTATGAGCGCGGCAGGTTTGTCCCAACTCACAGGCTAAGGGATCATTCTCAGGTTAAGGAGTCCGCTCAACAACGGAAGGACAGAACGGGTAGGCTTTCGCGCAGGGGCTGGTTTGTCCAGAAGACGTTGTTCAGCGACAAAAACCTAGCCAATGCTGATATTTGGGAACTGGCCCCCGCTATGGCCATATCGCCTAAGATTGAGAAGGCCAAGGCGGCACAGATGGGAGAAGCAGAGCTCGCTCGCAGGACGGTAACACATGTCAAGAACGAGGCGCTTCGTGAGGCGTTGCAGTTGATGGCATCGAATGGCCACCTTGGCGTGGAGTCGATTAATGCAGTGATCCTTGCGGCCAACAAGTACAGGAAAAAAGGAGTAGTCAATCCTCGGACTCTTTCAGATCGCGGCAACGTGGAGTTGCTCGCAAAGAAGCTGGTGGAATCTATAAACATCCTGAAAAACCCGAAACTGTTTGCCGATACAATCATCGCGGGTGACCCAAGAAAAAAATTCAATGAGGATTCCCTAAGTGAGTTGACCAAAGGGCTGGAAGCCCCAACCAACCTAACCGTTGATGACTTAAAGCTTGTAGACAAAGGAAGGGCTGATGAGGAAATGCCTGTTGCTGATTGGGCCACTGTCCCTAATGGTAAAACAATTGGGTTTAAATCTGCTGTAACAAAAGGGAAGAAAGGTTTAGCTCCTATAGTATTCAAGACTCAAACCGAATCAAAAGGGGTGACCGTAAACAGGGTGGAAGTTGGATTGGTAAACCCGGAAAGAATACCTCTTGGTCAGTTGCAGAGTAATTTAAATGAAGTCTATAAAGGTAAAGGCGTAGAATTTTCTATTAACAGAAGTGGAGAGTCTGCCACAATTAGTGTGTCAGGCAAGACGGATGCCTTAACTGATGAAGCAGTTGAGGGCATTCAAGGCATCATAGCCTACGTTAACATGAAGGCTAAGAAGGCTCCTGTTACTGAAAAATACCAAAAAGTAATTGCTAAGCGAGAGAGGATAAGCAGGGAGGATAACATAATAAAGGAGCATGGGGTCTACTCACCTAAAGGTGTAAAAACCAAACAAAGAAAACGAAGAGGTAAGCCTGAAGGAATCACAGAGAATGATAAAAAAATTCTCACCGATGGCGGTGCGGTGCTGGATTACTGGACTAAAAAAGGAGATGAAAGTTCTGAAGCTGATCAGCTTGCACTAAGAGGCAAACAACCGTTTAAGAAAGGTGGTAAATCATGGACAGAACAGAGCCTGCTTGCCCCCAGTGTTTTAAACGATCAAGCAGCAAAAAGAGTTTCGGCTTACAATCAAAATAAAAACAATAGAGACAATCAATTACTCCTTAGTTACAAAGAGAAAAAGGATAAACCTGTACCAAAAATCACAACACTTAAAATTGAGAAGGGTCAATTGGATGAAGGTGTTGAGCGTTACACCCTCGATGGTAAAAATGTTTACATCATCAAGGACAAGCGAAGCGGGAGGTTCTATTACTCTATCGGCGCAAGGCCAACCACGAGCAACCCCGGCACAGCGATGGAAGAAACCATCAAGAGGCCACTGCAAGCGAAGAACTTTATAGTCGGCCAGATCAACAACCTCAACAAGGGGCTAAAATTTGCGGGGCTCTCCCTGTTAATAGGCAAGAGTCGTGACGCCAAGGGGCAAGAGCAACAGCAGGGCGTCGGTTTGGACGTACTGGATCGCGGGGGTTCGTTTGCGGCCACGCCCACTTCCGCACAAAACGTAGAAGAAGGCACGAAGGACACCCCAGCCGAGGAAAAGTTAACCGAGGAGGAGATAGAGGAGAGGAGAAACACACGATGGAGGGACGCGAATCAACCCTCTGACCCAATGCCCGAGGTCGAGGGGGTTCAACCTCAAGGCGACCAAGCTACCGAGGATTGGCATCAGGCTAGGATACAGAGAGGCGAGATGCGAAAGGGGTACGTCCAAGAGATTAACAGTGACGGGAAAAGAATCCTCATTCCGAAGCGCAAGCAATTCAATAATGAGTTCAGGGCCAGCGTTGGGCTGGCTCCAGTCACCAAGATCAAGGGCAAGTGGCATCGTGCCTCGCAGCCAATCGAGTTGACAGAGGAACAGAAAGACCCGAGCCGCCTTAATGTTGTCTCCGAGTCTGAGGCAGCCTCCTATTGGTCACCCCCGAAAGGGGAGGAGAAGCCAGCAGGCCAGAGGGTAAAGGAGACGCCGCTGCCTCCAAAGGATTCTGAAAATGTAGAGCTAACGGAGGAGGAGTTCGCTGCCGTGCAGGCCCACATTGAGTCGTTCAAGGGCGGGTTGCCAGAGTTCATCAACAATATTCTGGGTGTGCTCGACTCCAACCCCCGGTTAATCAACCAACTCCAGAAGTTAGTGAATGCCACAGCCAAGCAGGCTGAAGCGTTCATTGCGGAGGCGAGGCAAGAGGCGATAAAGGGGACGCAATTTGGAGAGGGAATAGGGCCGAAGCCAAGGCAGTCGCTTGCCGCGAGGAAGAGGTCGCAGGAGTTGCACCGAAAGGCTGATGAACTTGAGGCTGCCCTGCCGTTCTCGTTCAAGCAGGTGCTCAGCCCCGACAACAAGAAGCGGCTCACGGCATGGGCCAAGGAAGTCAGCCCCAATAACTGGAAAGCTGTACTGGAGTATGCAGAGGAGATTTACAAGGAGGCTGAGTCAGCGCCCAATCGCAAGCTGCGAGCCAAGGCAGCCAAGGCAGAGAAGGAAGCTGTTCAGGTTCCCAACGACCTGCCCGTCGCCAAGGGTGCGGTGGCTCTCAAGGAACTGGTTAGCCGTGCCGACAACGGACTGACGGAGGAGCAGCGCATTGCGGCACTCAGGTTCCTTGACAAGATCGACCCGGAGCTACTGGATAACCTGTCCCTCAATATCAGTTCTGAACTGAACGTCGATGGGGACACAGAGGTGGCATACGAGGGTGAGTTCAACAGCTTGGAGAACATCATCAACCTAGCCAGCGACACCGCCACGGATGAGAACACTTTACTTGAGGAGATAGCCCACTTCACGGCCAAGCTTCTGCCGTCCAACCTGAGGCAGAAGGCGATCAGCCTGCACAAGAAGTCGGTTGCCAGCGAGATCTCCAAGAACGAGAAGCAGCTTGAGCAGGCCAAGGGGGATGACCGAGTGCGGTTACTCTCCAACCTGAGCGTACTCAGGAACATCCAGTCGCGGGGACAGATAACCAGTGACGAGTTCAGGAGTATCCTGCCCAAGGAGAGCGAAGTGGGCGCAGAGAATTTCTCAAGGATCGTCGAGGACACCTACCACCTCGCCAATGCCGACGAGTTTTATGCCAACGCAATGGTGACCCGCGTTGGTGAGTCCGAGTTCAGCCGTGGCCGTCAAATCCTCAACAGCATTCTTGACGCGATAGCTGCTGCGTTTGGCAACACGAACGCACAGGTCAACCGATTTGTTTCAAAGGCCAAGAAAACCTTGTCCACCCCGGGCAGGGCCAACAAGAAGATGGGCGGGATGCTCATGCGCGGAAACATCAACGCCAAGAGCGTCAAGGTGTTGACCAATCAGGCCAAGCTCGCGGGTGCTGTTTCCACTGATCTGGCCAAGGCAGACATGGCCGAGGAGACAGGCAAGTCAGGGGACGCGGCAAAGCTGAGGCAACGCGCCAACGACAGGGCTTCACAGGCTGGTGCGGTTACCAGTCTGTTCGACAAGATTATCAGGAAGATTATCCCGGGGCTGGACAACACCAGCAGGGTTGCACGCCTTATCAAGGCGCATGACATGGGGTACATACAGAATCTCGTTGACTCACTGCCCAGTTCCTCTGAGTACATGCAGACAATTCAGCGGTTTCAGGATGAGGGCCGACCCGAGCTCGCACAGGCCACCGCACTGTACGCCTTTCAATTCATCAAGGAGATGGAGAACAGGGCAACCCGCCTTCGCCATGTGGCAGACAAGCAGGCAGCCAAGGTTAGCGGCAGCAGCTTTAAGGCTGCTGTTCGGTCAGCACAGGCCGCTGCCAAGAGGGCAGTGGACAGCGCCAGCCTTACCAGCGAAATTTCAAAGACGTTGCAGGTCGCCTTGGCCGGGGCTACCAAGCCAGAGCCAGAGGTCAGCTTACTGGCCCAGATGATTGGCTCGGTGGAGAACTTGGAGGCAGCCATTAGCTCTGTCCCAGAACTGTCTGAGGCGATGAAAAAGCTTTCCAACATCCTAAGCATGAACCCCGAGGGGCTTGAGCTTTTCAGGAGGCCAGACATCCATGAACAGTTCTACGATAGCGCCGAGATCGTGCGGCTCAGCAACGAGGTGTATAACTATGTCACCAACCTCGGGGTCAAAAAGGAGGATGAGAACTTGTGGAGGACAGCTTCAGCATTATTCATAGCGAACAAGTCGATCCGCACCAACGCCATCATTGAGTCGATGCCGTTCATCGAGGCGAAGAAGGAGGCCGACAAGCTGGTTGAACAAATTTACGACGCCATCTCCAGTGGGGACATCGAGGTACGCAAGGAGAAGATTGCCGAGATGTTCAATGAGGTCACCGAACTTTCGAGCCAAGAGGGAAGGACAAGGTTCGTGGCACAGCAGAGAATGAAGTCCGTGGTCAAGGAGCTTCGACTGGCGGCTGATCTGGAGCAGGCAGCCAACGCTGCCGAGCAGGTGATCAACGACCCTGAGATTGTGGAGTACAGGCGTCTGTCAGGCTTGCAGGCCAGAGTGGATGACAGGCCCGAATTAGTGAGTGATCACTTCTACGAAGACTTCACCAATGGGACAATCTACATTCCGAAGCCACCTGATGCGCTCAACCCTGATGCTGTTGAGGGCAACATCGTCAAGATCAGTCTTCTCCCCGGGGAAATGGGGAACGAGAACATCAAGAAGGCTCATAATGCAGCGAAGGATATACAGCGTTGGCTGGACAGTGAGCTAGAAAACAACTCGGATGAAAACGGGAACCCAAAGTCTCCTTACTGGGGGTACTACTGGAACACTCTCCAGCAATTGCATTCCACGTTTGTAAACGAGCTAGTGTGGAACACGCCGACCAACCAGAGGGGCGTGTTCAGGAACACCTTCTTTGGTGTTCTTGGCCACTTGGTGGACAACCTTCCCACCCGGGGGGCCAAGATAGCAAGACGCGCCATCGACAAACATGACATGTACTACACATGGTTCGATGACTGGAGAAGTCGGCACAAGGCGAAGTGGACAAACCTGTTGTTAAAAGCGGCCAAGTCGAGAAAGGACAGGTTTGCTGATGACACCTCGTTTAGCCTAAGGGAGTCGAAGGTAGAACAGAAGGCAAGGGGTGTTGCGAACTGGGAGAGGCACGTTGGCCGATACCTCCGAGACTCATGGCAGGAGGGTGGCATGACCTATGGCGCTGGAGAGCTCCTCCCCAATGGCGAGATCGTCACGCAGGAGGACATCGAACTGATTTACTACGAGGACTTCATTACTGACGAGGCATATAAGTTTAACGAGGGGATAGCCAGTAAGGATGATAGTGTACAGCCTCTCCGCGTTACTGACACAGCGGTCAGGGGTAAGGGCATCAAGCGAATGGCACTGAAGCGGGGCAAGGCGATGCTGCCGAGGAAGTTCAGCCATGACGGCAGGAGCTTCATCGAGAAATACGCGCATGCCACGGACAAGGGTCTGACCGGGAAGGCGCTGTTCGATAGTGTCTTCGACGGGGACAACGGGACACAAGCCCTTATCAGCTTTATCACCGACCGCAACCCGGAGTGGGTCACGGCCTCAGGTCGTGATGCCTCGGTGAACGAGATGCTCTACGGCCTCATTGGCGAAGAGATCAGGGATGGCTCGTTAATGCTATTAGAGGACGAGACTGATCTCTCGGCACAGTCGATAGCGGTACGGCTCGCCACGGCGGCGGGGGTTTCAGTGGAAACGGGAAGCGAGGAGGGGGGGTTATCCATGAAGGAACAACTCATGGAGGAGTTCATTCCCGTGCTCGATAACCTGAAGGAGAAATTCAAGCCTGAGAACAACAACGCCACCCCGATCATACAAATTGCAAAAACAGAGGGGATTTCACCAATGACAGAAGGGAGGCTAGACAAGGTGGCTCCGTCGTTCTTCTACTCGCTGGGCTACAACAATGAGATGGATTTCCAGAGCTTTGTTTCTAATGGCCAGTTGCCGCTCGCCCAAAGTGTGGTTAAAGCCCTCAAGTCTGCGAATGATGAGATCGAGAGGCTCCTTAAAGTGGGAGAGTTTGAGGCGCTCACCCAAAAGTACATGAAGAAATTTGGCAAGGATCGTTACCACCCCAAAGTCCAGAAGGCTGTTGCCAGTGAAATCGGCGTGGCGGCAACAGGAGGGGATCAAGTCGAAGATTATTTGAGAAAAAAATCGAAGTACCTCAAGCAGTACACATCTGACTTCGATAAGGTTTACGGGGACGGGGGGCTTTCCGATTACACCGTGGAGTCCATGCCCAACATTGCACAAAGGGCATGGGGGGCAACCATTGGGGGGATACTGGCCAACACCATGACCACTACAAGGAACTTCACGGACACGCTGATCAACGGAGCGTTGGCTGTCCAGATGCTTCAGGGTGGAACAGGCGTTGCCCCTGTCCTTTACACCATTCTTCGCGGGTTGATGGTCAACGTGATAAAAATGGGAAGTTCCTTTGTTGTTTCAGGCAGCAAGATCGCCGTCTATAAGCTTCCTATCCTCGGGACATGGAAGGCGGTCAGGAGAGGGACAGGCACGGACGGACATCCTGCCTCTCTCTACGGGGCAATCCGAATGTTTTTTGTCCCCACTGTCGAGGAGCTTTCCAATGTCATGCCCAGCAGAACGAGCGAGTACAAGATGTTGAGGGAGCAGGGGCTTGGGATGCCGACAACACCAGAGCAGACCAGCATTAATTTCGACGAACTACTGGAGACAGGCGGCAGAATCTTATCCGACCCCGAAACATCGGACGCCTCGGCATTCAAGTCCATCCCCAAGAGGATTCTATGGAACGGTGTCGGCGCATGGGAGGCAGGGATACAGGTTCTGCTGAGTCCGTTGATGCAGCGCATGGGTGACCTAGCTGCAAACAACCTATTGGCCAACCTAGCGCAGAGCGTCGGCCACAACATGGAGAGAAAGGCCCGATTGGCCTACGCCAAAAGGGTTGAGCTTGGCATTTCAATGGACGAGAAACTCGCGCCAGAGGATGTGCTTGGAAACTTCCTCGGCGTAATGAAGGCGAACGGCGTTACCTACGATGAAGCCAGAAGTTTCTTGGCCAAGTCTGGGGTCACCAATATTGAGCAACAGGTCAGGGATTATTGGCAGAAGCTGGCAGCCGCACCCGACAAGGCTGCAAGGAAAAAGATCAGGCTGTTTAAGCAGGAGCAACTTGACCGAATGGCGGCAACGATGGTGATGTCCAACAACATAGCCGCCCCGAGCAATCGCCCACTGTGGCAGAAGAAAAGCAGGTTGAACTCTGTCATGTTTGCGCTCACTGGATGGTCTTTTAACCAGCTTCAAAACTGGTCAAGGATGATCAACAGGACAGGCAAGGAAAGTAAAAGCGAACAAGGCAAGCGACACCTTCAAATGATGATTTTCTTGGCCGCTTCAACAGGGTTTCAAGTCCCAGACAACTGGCTGCTTGAGTGGATGAACAGGCTTATGGATGAGGGCTTGTACGGTCGCAGGCGCATCACTCGCCTGCCTAACGAAACAGCAGGCTGGCAACAGCCCGGGCTTCAAAGGGATGAGGCTTTGGCGTGGGGCGCGTTAGCCACGCAGTCCGTACCCTTGGTTGGCAGCAGCTTCCATGCGTTGTGGAACGACCTCCCGGGCAGGGCGCAACATGCCCCCGCCGCCTTGCTGCTTAACCAGACGAGGACAGTGTATGATTTTTTTGCTAACTCCTACAAAACGGGAAGGCCAGACATGGCTTTTGTTGACTCGGTTAACAGGTTGCTCCCGATCAGCCGTGCGGTAACCTATCGAGTCAGCAAGTATCAGCAGAACAAGGTGCTCAACGACAACGCCAAGCGTGCCATCCGGGCCACCTACTCCGACTCCAATGCAGTGGAGCCGATCAAGGGTGGAATGCTTGGAAGCAAGCTGGACGAGTTTACCCCGTACAGGCAGGAGTGGGCCGCTGCTGTTGCCGGGGGTGACTGGAAGGAGGCTCGCCGCCTCTATGATGAGGCTATTGTTGTCTATCAAGATGTGAGCGAGGACAGGACTGGCAGGAAGATTAGCTTGAAGCAGGCCGAGAAAAACCTGAAGTCATCGTTCAACAGTGCCAACCCCGTTTCGCAGGCTCTGAGATACAAGCCAGACCGCCAGACATTCTTTGAGAACATTGAACACGCCACGGAGTCAGACAAGAACTACATCAAAAGCAACCTGAAGCAGTGGGAGAAGGCGGTGGGAATGTTTGGGTTGGCTGACATCTTCGCCAAGAGTAAATCGCCAAGCTCAATGTTTGTGTCGCCACCGCGCTCGACCTCTAGGCGCAGATCGTCAGGGCGTAGAGCACTGCGGCCCCGGTGAGATAACCGAACTGTTCATCGTCAGCTTGGCAATCTCCCCCTCGTCCCTGTCAAGGTAACGCTGGAGCATGGCGGTTGATGACCAGCCGATGATCTCGACGATGGTGGTCAGGTTGATTCCCGCCTTGATCATATTGGTGGCTGCTCCATGCCTGAGGCAGTGAAAGCTCAGGTTGTCAGAAAGCTGGGCTCGCCTGACGATCTCCTTAAACTCGCTGCCCACGCTGTTACTGTAGTACCTGTCCACAGCTAACGGAAAATAGTGAGTGTCCCCGGGGCTGACTGTTTTTAACGCCACTGCCAAATCGTCGTGCAGCGGCAGTTCTATCTCTTTTGCTTTCTGCTTCTGGGGCATGAAGGTGAAACACTGCCTGTCCCACTCCACGCAGTTGGCCGAGAACTCACAGCAGTCCTGAATCCTCATGCCGTAATGGTGGCCGAGCAGGATCATGGGTGACCAGTAGGGTCTGGTATCATCAGCCCCTGCTGAGATTAGCAGCTTCTTCACCTCTTCCTCCTTGAAGCCACGAACATGGGCCGCTTCCTGAGGCAGCTTCGGGATCAGCTTGGTGGGGTTCTTCAGCACATAGTCCATCTGGATTGCCCACTCAAAGAACGAGTTAACCCGCCCGATGTAGTTGTTGATTGTCCCCCCTTTGCGCCTGACCCCCTTCTCGGGAGCCCTTAGGTGTGCCACCCATTCATTGATTGTCCTTGGGACGAGCGGGTCTTTGCCTCGCTCGTAGCAGTAGTAGGCGAAGCAGTCCAGTGTTTCCCTGTAGGCGCGAATGGTGTTGTCCGTGCCCGTGACTCCCTTCCATGCCAGAAACTCGTGAACGAGCGATGGCAGGTTTTTCCCTTTTATTTGTTTATGTGGCATAGCTCCGTTAGGTATTTCTTATTGGGGCTCTGAGCTAGATGGTCGAAGCGGCAGCCCTCCTTCCGCATTAAATACTTCCTGACCTGTCCCTGTTTAACTAGGTCAACCCCGCAGGCGGCGGCAAAGGCACTGGCCTGACAGACATCGACCTTGCCCCAACTGGTCTGCCTTGCTATTTCTCCAACGCGCTTGATCGTGAGCCCCGAGGCATCAGCAATCTCTCGGTTGGTCATGGCCTTGCGGCCATTACGAGCTAGGATTCTGCACAGATTCGGCGGGATTTTATCCATGTGAATAACTAGGGTGTTGCACTCGGTTGCATTGCTACTGTTCATAAATCTCTGACAACCATACACTTAACATCAAAAGACATGCCAACCTATGACTACGTTTGAAATGTCAGCGCCTTTATGTATATCAATATTAGATATTTTACAACCATAAAACTCTATGTTTTTTATATTGTTTTACGGGGCCATGTTGCAGTATGTTGCAGTCATGGCGTTTTATGTGACCAGAAAACAATCCCCCTTCTACTATCTTTGCCATAAGGACGCTATGGGTCGGAGGCGACAAATGGCCACTCGGTTTTACCATGACAGGGGAGCATGGGAGGAGGCCAACAAGCGGCAGTGGAAATACCCCAAAAAGGTGGCAATGGATGGCCGATGGAAACAGGAGCAGCGCAGGGCTGAACTCTTCCGACTGGAGGCCACCGCCAAGGAGCAGCGGCACGCCATAGGGGGGGGCAGGGTAGCTGAGTGGGACAAGTGGGTTCCCAATTTTATCATCAACCACTGGTTTCATCCGTCTACCCGCAAGGAGGTGATGTCGTTCTGGAATTGGTTTGAGCCTGACGTTCTCATGCACCTTGGAATTGACCACCCCGCGCAACTTACATACGAGATGTTCCTGCTCGTGGTGGAGCGAATCCTTGAGGTCAAGCCCAACGTCAGGCGTGCGACAATCGCCAAGGACTGGATTTCCAGAATCAAAATCATAATGAACGAGGCAGTGAAGCGGGAATACTGTCCAACCAACCCGACAGTAAACTTCATTCTGCCCGGGGTGGAGAAGAAGAGCAACCGAATCAAGGCCCAATATCTCGACCGAGAGATTGACATGATATGGGCCGAGCTAAGCGCCAAGGTAAGGAGCCCCATCCGAGGATCATCAGGAAAGCCTGTCGAGCCTTGGCCTGATTACATGAAGCGAAGCTTTGCATTGGGGCTTTACCACGGCGTCCGAATCAAAGAAACCAGAATGGAGCCACACCAAGTTGACCTTGACAGGGGGGTGGTGCACTTCAACACCACCAAAACAAGGGACTGGCATACCGTGCCCATCATGCCGCTGGCAAGACCCTTCATGGAGCACATCGCCAAGCGTGGCAATGGCTTGGAATACAGCCCCAACTCAATGTCACCCCACTTCTCCGACATGCTCAAAAGAATAGGGCTTGGGCATCACAGGTTCCACGATACACGGGCGACCTGCATAACGAGAATGGCTCTGGCTGGAGTACCAGAGCAACTGGCCAAGCGGTATGTGAATCACGCCTCATCACTCGTCCATGAAATCTATGTCCAGATCAAGCCTGAGGAACTCGGTGCGGTTAGCCGCTCTTTGCATGCTGCTTTTGGGGGTACGAGTCTGCCACACGGAACTCTGGATGCGCTTCCAGCCAATCAAGAAACCTATCAATACGAAAAATCTTTGCCCCTTTCAGGCCCATCTGCTTCTTAACCGCCGAGACGTAGGCTGGAGAGAGTCTTAGTATCAGGGCAGCTTCCTTTGTGCCGACCCAACGCGGGACTGTAACTGTCAACGAGTTGTCCATTAATCGTCTGTTGTTTTTTCTGTTTCCATAGTCACTTCAGCACCTCGCTTCTCCATCTCTTTCTTGAACGCCTCGATGGCCTCGGGGGGAGTCTCTTCTGGTTCCTGACCCTCGACACGGCCAAGCGCCTCAGTGGCCAATCTCACCGACTCGGAATCAGAAGACTGGTTCTTGATGGCGTAAACCGCATCAGACAACTCATCATACATCGCGCTGACCCTGCTCAAGGCTCCCGGCATTGGGTTTGCAATCACTGTTCTCGCCAACTTAATGAGTGCAATGACACGCATCTCATCTACCTGCAACTCCTCGGCCACCTTACTAGCGTCCACGCCTCCACCCCTCTCCGATAACACGCTAGTCACATGGAGCGCCTTGAATGCAGAGGAGATTTGCCACGGCATGATTGTGCCGTCGAGCTCCCTGATTTGTCTCGGGTCTGTTTCAGCCACGCTTGTGTCTTTTTTGATTTCGCTTTCCACTATTTTTTCATCAGTCATAATAAACTTCCTCTATTCTGCACCTTGTTATGAAGGCTGGGGTTGTTGGCCCAACCCATGCACCTTGCACGTTAAACTGAAAATACTCCTCTGCCTCCTCCTCACTCATCCCATCCTTGATGTACCCGTTGATCACCTTATCCCTGTCGTAGACTGCGAAGCGCGTGCTGAACTGTTCGGCCACACCAACGAATGCCGATTCCAGCCCGTCTGCCAGCAACAGTTCTTGATTCGTTTCGCCTTCGCTCATCCTTCTACACTTGAACCTTTGCCTCTATGAACCTCGTTAGGTTCCGTTGGAATGTCAGGTCAATGGTGACCCCGCTGATACCGTCACGGTTCTTATCGACTGACAGGTTCACAGGTAACACCTTGTCGTTGTCGTTGGCCGTGTAGTCAATTGGCTTGAAAAGGAAGACCACCTTGTCGGCGTCCTGCTCGATCGAGCCGCTGTCTCTGAGGTCGCTGAGCCTCGGCCTTCTGTTCTCCTGCACCGATGACCTGCTTAGCTGGCTCAGCAGGATAATTGGAATGTTGAGCTCCTTGGCCAGCGACTTGCAGCCGTTGCTAATCTCAGTCACCTCATCATTGCGGCTGCCCCTGTCCCTTGATGATCGGATCAACTGGAGGTAGTCGATAACCAGAAGCTCTATCTTGTGCTGGTGGTGCATGCGCCGTGCGGCTGCCGTGATCTGTTGAACTGTCAGGCCGCTACGGTCATCAATGTGGAAGGGTGCGTTGGCCACCTGACTGGCTGCTTGGCCGATGGCTTTTACATTCTGGCTTGCGCTGTCCCTGCTAATCCCTGCCTGCACATGGATCAACCTTTGAATCAATGCAGCAGCAGACATCTCCAGCGAGAAGATTCCCACGGGGCGTTTCTGGTTCACGGCAATGTTCTTGGCCACGCAGAGGGCGAAGCTCGTCTTGCCCACCGAGGGACGCGCCGCAAGGATCAGTATCTCGGCTGGCTTCAGGCCGTTGAGCACATTGTCCAAGTTGTTGAACCCTGTGGTGACACCCCAGAAAGCGTTCGGGTTGTTCTTGAGTGAGGTAAGCTTGTCCAGATACTCCTGAACAAGCACGGTGGTATCCTTCTCCCCGCTACGCGAATGTTCCTGTGCCACGGCGAGGATTTGTTTTTGTGCGTTGTCCAGCACGGTGGAGGCATCTGGTTCCTTGTCAACCAAGGCGATTGTGTCGTTGCTGACTTGCAGCAGCTTGCGCTTGATGTAGTAGTCCATCAGTTCCTTGGCGTATGACTTCCAGTTGTGAGCCGATGGAGTTTTGTCCGACAGGTTAACCACGAAGAGAGTGCCCCCTGCCTCTTCCGTGCCCTCGTTTTTTTTGATCTCGTTAAGCAGAAACATCTCCTCGATCTTTTTGTTCTGGTCAAAGAGTCTGACGATGTTGTCGAACACCACCCTGCACCTGATGTCATGGAAGTATTCCTTAATGCACGAGTGCTCACTGATTAGGGCTGGCAGTACGCCAAGGCCGTTCTTGTCCAGCAGTATGCACCCAAGGAGTGCCTGCTCTAGGTCTGAGTTTTCTGGTATTTTAGTCAACTTACTTACTCCTTAACCACTCAGCGGGTAGCTGCCTGCACACCTCAAAGAAGTCTTCAAGCGACATGCAAACCAACCAATCGGAGTGGTTCTTCTTGAACCCCACTATGGGAATCTGGCTCGGCATGGCGTCACGCTTTGCTTGCTCGTGCGCCTGCCTCGGGCTTCCCTTCTCCCTGAATTTTATCTCCCAGTGCAGCCTCGCCATCAGGGGCACGATGACATCAGGGGCAGCCGTGCCACCTATCCCTCGCCCAGCGTTCTGGCAGCCCCGTATCGTGGCCTCATCCCCCTCACCGTGGAAGCCTGCCTCTCGGAGCTCGTCCCTGAACATGCGCTCACCCCGTGCCCCTTTCTGTCTGGAGTTTATTGTCATAGCTGCCAGCGCAAGCGGGGCAGTGGATGAAGGCTGCTGTAGGGGATGACGTATGCGCCCTTGAAGAGCCCTTCCTTTTTAATCGAGCCATCCAGTTCATTGTCAGCCGCCCATCCCATGATGTGGCAGTCGGCGCAAAACCCTGTACTGCATGGTTTCACATCGACCACAACCAGCCCGTAAGTCCAGCCCTCTTTCCTCTCGTTTGGCCTGACGGGAAGTACATAGTTTTTAGGCTGCAACCCGGGGCGAAGGCGTGACCCTTTCCAGTCTAGGCATAGGCCGGGAATATCGAACCCGCCGTCGCCCGAGTCAGGATGCCTCATGCAGGCCCACCGCTGGATGCGGTACATCTGGTCGCTGCCCGTCATGTATATAGTTCCCGCAAGCTGGGCAAGCTGGCCAGTAAGCTGATCCTCGGAGAGCCTCCTTAGCCTTTCGTGTACGTCCTGTATCTGTGAGCCACTGCGACCCCTGTTGACAATCTTGGGCTTGAAGTGGGCCACTAACTCGTCGGCTTTGGCTTGAGCCAAGCTGAACTGGCAGGTGCTCAATGAAACCGTATCGTAATCCATCACTTCGCAGACTTGATGAGGCTATCCTGTGTCCTGCTGCTGGTTATGGCCTCGCCAAGAATATCCTCTAGGGTTTCCGAATCCCCTGCCACCCCCCTCAGCTTGCTGAGGCTGACCGAACAGGCTCCAAAAAAGTCATCATCTGAAACTCCCATTGCGGCAGCGGCAGCCCACGCCTCCTGCACGGAGGATACCTTACTAATCGACTTACCTCTCCGTAGCCTCCAGCCCGGGATAGCTGCTGAGTTGTTGGAGATTAACTCACGGGCCTCAGCCTTGCGCTTGTCCCACGCAGACTTGATCAGCCTCTCGGCAGAGTGAGCCTTGGTTAGGACAGCCGCCCTGTCTGCTGGCGGCAACTCAGCCAGTGTCCTGTTGTCATCCGTGTTGGCGTCCTCCATTCGCCATGAGGCGGCGGGGCAAATGGCAACAGCCCTGCACCACTTACACGCTGACTCGCTTGGCATTAGCGGTGGGTTCTCTGCCTTTGACTGGAACAGTGCAGAGAGAATGCTTTTTTCAAAAGCAGCAAGGTCTTCCTCGGTGAACGTGCCGCTCACCACTTTGGCATGTGGAGACTCAGGTTGGTTGAAGGAGTAGATCACGCTCTTGCCCTCGTTGCCGTAGAACCTGTGGAAGAGCAGTGCCTCAGCCATAGCCTGCCAGTTGCCCTCGGCTTTCTCCTGACCTTGGCCCGTCTTGTAGTTAACCAGCACCGTGTTGCCAGTTAGGTTGTCGATTCCACCGACATCAATCTTCCCACTAAACAATCGCTCGCCATCCTTCCACTCGTACCAGAGCCTGACCTCTCGGACTAATTCCTCGCAATCGAGAAGCACGGCGTCGAAGTCCTTCATCTCTTTAGCCACCAACGCCTCCTCAGGTGTCAGGTCAACATCAAGCCCCTCCATTCGTGCGTGAACCCTAGTCCCCCTCTCGGCGGCAGGGGAGGAGGTGTCCACGTTCCCTGCCTTGGCTTCCATTTGAAACGACCCCGGGCAGGCTGCCACCCGCGCCAAACCGCTCGCTGATGGCAGCCCTCCGCGTTCATCTACCCCGGGTTCCTCTTTTGCTACTGTAACAATTCCATTGATCATAATAAATTAAAGGATGCAGGAGATTGCGCTCGGCGTAGGCAACAGCCGTGGGCATGCAATCTTTTTTATTTCTCTATCGGTAGTAACGAACATGTGAATGTGTTGAACAACGTCGCACCCGGAAACCTGCATCAAATTTTCACTCCGTGGTTTGGGCCATCACGGTGCTGATGAAGGCATCAGGCTTGGCGATGATCCTCTCAGCATAGCTGGTAGGGCAGTGTTGCCACGAAGCATCAGGGTCATTGGCGTCGAGGTAGCCCTTCATTTTTAAAAACTTGACCACTCGTGTTTCCTTGCCTGCAAAAAACTCGGAGAGTTTCTCGGTGATCTCATCGCTAAGCTTGTGCTTAGCTTCGCTGCCGTTGGCCTTAGGCTTGTCGAACTTCACGGGCTCTGGTGCTTCGCCTGTCTCAAGCCACTGTGTCAACTCGTTGGCCAATTCCTCGCCGGGGCGAGCATAGATTTGTCCAGCAAGGGCAGGGCATCTGGACTTCTCAATCGTCATGTTGTTCATGGTGTCCATGCTGCCAAACACATCGAACTCAAAGTCGATGCCATCACGCTGTTGCGTGGCCAGTCCCACCTTGGTCACGCTGACCTTACCCTTGGCATCCTTCTCTTGAGCGTAGGACTGCTTCTGCCTCATCGTGGCAATGATGTGCCCGGGATAACCGAGCATGGTGTCCACCAACTTGTCCTGTAGTGGGGTGACCTTACTCCAAGCGTTGAATGACTTGCCCTGCTTGGAAACCAGATCAAGAGCCCCGTCCCTGCCTATCCAAGCGTGGCTCAGGGAGTCAATGATCAGCGTGTCATACCCGCCATCGGTTGCCTGCTTGATGGCGTCGATGTAGTTCTGTGGGTGGTAGTTGTCCAGTTGCGCCACATCGAAACTGAACTCAGCAGAATATACCTCCGCTGAACTGCGCTCCGTGTCCACTAATGCGATACTGCCCCCCAGATAACTGGCGAGCTTTAATGCTGTGTATGTTTTTCCACCGCCGCTTACCCCGGCGATGGCCATCCTTAACTTGCGGTTCTGCCGCTGTGCTTTTTTAAACATAGGTAACCTTTAGTCTCTTTGATTTAATGTCATCCTTGACCAGCGCCTTGAGATACTGGCCAACCGATTGACCAGTAGCTGTTGCTCTGGCTGTCAGTCCCGTGAGTTGCTGCGCTTCAAGGCGCACCTTTACTTGTTTTCTCATTTTCGTTTCTTTACTCCGTTTCGTATGAAGCGCGTAGCTGCTGCCCCGATCTTCATTCCTGTTTTCCTGCACCACTTCACCAGTAGCTCATGTGTCTCCGACTCGATGGTCACCACTGTTTTCTTTTGAATCATGTTAATCGTTTCTGGGTGACTAGTCACCGCATATAAAAAAGGGGCTGCCCCCTTTGCTTCATTTTCTCGGTTCAGTCGTGCCTTTCCCAATGTCCTTGCTCATCTCAGGGTGAAGGCCACTTTCGTGGTGTCTCTTCAAATCATAATATTTCTGCCGAAAGTACATCGCGTCATGGCGAGCAAACGGCACATCGCCCCCTCGGTTGAGTTCGTCGATTCGTTCGTGCAGTATCTCCCGACGAGAGCCGTTCATCGCCTCGGGTGAATCCGCGATCCAGTTTAATACGTTGACCAGACCCGCCTCAAAGGCGAGTTCAAACACTCGCCTCTGCTGGTGCGCGGAGAACTCCGAATAGGGATGGTCGTGCAGGTACTCCGAGTAGGTGTCGTTGAAGATCGCGTCAGCAAAGCTCCCCTTGCCCTTCAGGACGGCGTTCTCTTTCTCAACGGCCATGCAGATGTCGAGCAGCTTTCCATACGAATGCTCGCC